CGGTGTACGTGTTGGCAAAGTCCCTCGAACTGGATCGACTGACGGCACTCGTCGAGGCGTGGCGGAAGACTGCCCCCCCGGAGGTCAAGCCGTGAGAACCGTCTTGGCTCTCTTCGTCTGTTTGGTGGGGTGTGGTTGTGCTCCTTTGCCGGAGTCCCGCGACCGGTCGAGCCCCACCCCACCGGCAGACGAGATCGAGCGAGCGGCAGCAGAGTTCCGGGCGACGCTCTTTCGCGAGCTGTCCGAGCGTGCGGCCCGATCTGCGGAGACTGATCCGGGATCGTGGGAAGACGCCCAGAAACGCTGGGAGAGCGATCAGGCGGAGGCACGGAAGATCGCGGCCACGGCCCTAAATGCGGCGATCAAGGCGGCGAAGGGCGAGCGGGAGGCGTGGGACGTGGCGACGTACCGCGAGATCCAGCGGAGTCTGGCGAGGGGGTGGCAGGATGAGTGACGTGAAACTCGGCTGTCTCGAAGCCACACACAGCGAAACGGCGGCGATCGATTCCGTGTGCATGTCGGCACCAATCGTCGCGGAGAGCATCCCGCCAGAGGTAAACCTGCGGCAGTGGCTGTCGGTGAACAACCAACGCAACCGGAACTCATGCTGCGGGAACGCGGTCGATAAGGCGATTGAGTGGTGGCTGGCGTTGGATTGGCGGGCAAAACCTGAGGATCTGTCGGCGCGGTGGTCATATCTCGCGGCGTTGGACTGGGCGCAGACGCTGCGACATGGCGACAACGGCGTGTCGATTGAGGCGGGCGTGATGGCGGCCCACGATCTGGGCACAGTGCCTGAGAGTGTCTGTCCGTACTGGCGCGACGAGGAGCGGTTTGATTCCATTCTCCCGCCGGGACTTCGCGAGCGTGCGGCAAGCCACCGGGTAGCGTCGGTGGCCCGAGTACACAGCGTGGAGGAGGTGATCCAATCTCTGGGGCAGCGAAGAGCGGCGACTGTGTTCGGGATGGCATGGTACAGCGGACACGCCAACTATCAGGGGGGCATCCTGCGGGGCAATCCCGGGGGCTCGCGGATGGGTGGCCATGCCGTGTGCTTCGTCGGCTATCGTGACGGCGGGCAAATCTTGGAGATCCAGAACAGCCACGGGGCAGGGTGGGGCGACAACGGGCGAATGCTGGTCACGCATCAGTACGCACAGCATCTGATCAACGAGCCGTTCGGTGCGTTTCGGGTGAGTGGCGTCCCCGGATTCCGAAAGGCTGCCTACGACTTCACGAACTGGATGACGACTACATGATTCCCGCACTCCTCCTCCTCTGCCAATTTGCGGAACCACCTCGGCCAGCCCCACCGGAGCAGCTCATCCCTCCGGCTGCGGTTGTCGTCCTGCCTCCCGACAAGGTCGCGCAGGGGCGGCCGAGAGTGGTTATGTTGACGTCGGCAAACTGCCCGCCATGTGCGGCGGCTGAGGCGTGGATCAGGCAAAACGGCTTTCCGTTCGACCTGCAGCGACAAGCACCGCGAGATGGTGAGAGCACGCCGACATGGCGCTTTCAGGGGGCCGACGGTCGATGGTGGCAGGTGGTCGGCTGGCAGGGGCGAGCGACAGTCGAAGAGTTGGTGCGAGCGTATGCTGCGAAGAACCCCCAGCCCGTCGCGGCACGCCCAAAGGCACCAGAGAAGGAGGCACTTCCCGACACGCTGCGGCGGTTCGCGGGCGAGAGCGGGACCATCGTTTTCCGGCCAGACAAGAAAACGAAAGCGACTGTCACGGACGGCGTTACTCTCGACGTGGGCGAGATCACGGCACGCTACGACCTGCGAGGGGAGCCACGGATCACGTTCGACAGCCCGCAGCCTCGGGGGACGGTGGAGAAGTTTGGGTTCGGGATTGGATTCGTGTTACAATCGGCCACGTATCAGGCTCCCGACACGGTGCGAGTCGGAACGAACTGGAAGACGATCACGGTGCGACTCGATGACGATTGAACAACTCTCCGCAGAACTGGAACGGCTGTACTGGCAGGATGCCGATGTGCGGTGTGCCTCGGGCGATGGTCCGTCGGATGCCGAGCGGATCGCGGTCAATACGCATCTCCCGACACTGGCACGATACACCGCACGAGCGGGTGCGAGGTGGGCACGGAGGGCCAATCGGCCGATGCGGTATCAACCCCGATTCGTGATGGAGCGTGTTGCCCAAGATACTCGCGATCTGATGGAGGACGAGAAGGGCGACAAGGTTTGCGGCATCGTGCTGTCTACGGTCGGGTGGCTGCTGCTGCGGAGTCTGCTGGAGAATCTCGCGTGGCGGTTTGCGTTGTGGTTGTTCAGCGATTCGACTTCAGAGGATCGCGGGGATTTGATCTGCAGGATGGAGGGAGCATAGTGACAGACGCGCAGCAAATCGCGGAACTCCAGCGACTCGGTCGGGAAGTGCCTCGACTCACGGCACGGGTGGCGGCACTGGAGCAGCAGGGGACTGTGGTCGATCAGATTCGGCGGATCGTCGACGCCCTGAATCAGTTCGGTGCGTTGCAATCCGTGCTTCTGCAGAATCAGACGACCGTCAAGCAGCCCGCCAGCCCGTGGAGGCCGGTCTAGTGCTGAAGGAATACAGCGTCACGATTGAAGTGATCGACGACGAAAACGTCCGTCTGGTGTGGGATGGGCTGGACGAGGTCGTGCCTCAGTCCGCGATCTTCACGAACGAGGTCCGCGATGAGATGCTGGTGCATTCGCTGCGGTGTTTTTGCTTGATTGAAAACAAGCCCGACCCGACGGCACAGAGCGTCGTGTCTGGCATCGCAGCCCGGGGAGGGATTCACACTCCAGCGAGAGCGGTCTACGTGAAATCAATCACGTATCTGGAGGCCCGCGACTGCTACCAGATTTCTTACGGCTACACCTCAGCTGATGCTTCGTATGGTCTGGAAATCACACGCGACGATCTGGCCCAGCGACCGAATTCCGCCTTGCTGCTGGCCTATCAGATCGGCGCGTTCTTGCGGTTCAAGGGACTCACGTCATTGACTCCTGAAGCCATCGCGGCGATTCAGTCCCGCAAGTTCCGGGGGTTCTGACATGGCAGCAGCACCCGGCCTGATTCTTCCGACGTTCAATCCAGCCCAAAACGGTTCAGTGTTGGGGGCTGTTGTGCTCGACGAAACCACGGACTATTTCGCTGTCATTTTCCGTGCACCGTCGACACAGGCGATTGCCAAGTGTTTCGTGAACATCTCTGCCATCAGCGGCGCTCCCAACCTCGAAATATCGATTCAGGGAGTGACTTCGTCGGCGCTGCCAGACGGCACAATCAAGGGCGGCGGCAACGCTAAAAACGCATGGGCGGCGGCGACTGGTGGTGTGTGGCGAACTCTCGACAGCAGCTATACACCGACGGCGGGCGAGTTGCTGGCGATGGTGGTGAAATTGACGAGCGGGACGTCCGCGACAATCAATTGCCGCGTGACTGGTTCGGTTGGGGCTCCGCACGCAGTCCACTACAATAACACCGGGGCAGTCGTCACGCGGCTGACAACGATTCCTGTCTGGGGAATCAAGGGTAGTGGAACCACATGGTGCTACGGCAACCCGATCAGCACAGCCAACGGCACGAGCATAACAACGGCATCAGTAATCGAGTCGGGCATCCGGCTGACTGTCCCATCGTGGTGCTCTTCGATCCAAGTGGTCGGCGTGTCTGCAATGTTTCGCCTCAACGCGTCGAGTTCGGCGGAGGTGAGGCTATACACCGGCGGAGGTGCGGCAGATACGACCGTCGCACAGTCGATTAGCGTCGACGTATCGGAACTGCAGGCGGCGGCATCGAGTGTGCCGGTGGCGTTCTATTTGCCCCCAACGACGATCAACAGTGGGCAGTCGTTTCGCTTGTCAGTACGTTGCACGGCGGGCACCTATGTCGAGTTGGGAAACACTGTTTTGGACGCAGAAGACCTGAAAGCATACGGGCCGTTCGAGGGGGAGGCGTATCGTTCTCGGCGGACAACAGGCAATTGGACAGACTCCACGGTCAACGGCGTGCATCTGGCACCGATCATTGCTGACGTGACGGCACCGAGCGGCGGCGGTGGCTTGGCACTCCCAGTGGCGAGGGCGATCTAATGGCGAGTCTCGGCGATTTCGACACAGGGGCAACCCTCTATTTCAAGTTCACTACGTTTCGGCCGTCGACTGGGGCACCGTTTACGCTGGCGGGCACTCCAGCAATCAGCGTGTACAAGGATGCGAGCACGACACAGAGCACGAGCGGCGTTACCCTCACGGCGGACTTTGACAGCGTTACAGGCCTGAATCATGTCGCGATTGACACCTCAGCCGACGGCACGTTCTACGCGGCTGGCAGTTTTTTCGATGTGGTTGTCACGACAGGCACGGTCGATTCCGTCTCGGCTGTCGGCGTTGTGGTCGGGCGGTTCACGCTGCGGAAAACGGCGTGTCTGAAGCCGACCACGGCGGGGAGGACTCTCGACGTATCGGCGGGCGGAGAGGCGGGCATCGATCTGGCGAACGTGGGGAGCCCCACGACTACGCTGAATCTGACCGGAACGACCATCAAGGCTGTGACAGATCGAGTATCCGCAAACACCGATCAGCTTGCCGGGCAGACGGTGGCGGCGGCCGGTGCGGTGACGTTTCCGTCGAGCGTTGCGAGCCCCACCAACATCACGCAAGCCACCGGCATCGTTCTGGCGGCGACGACTCACACAGGGGCAGTCATCCCTTGGAATGCGGCATGGGATGCGGAGGTGCAGAGCGAGGTTCAGGACGCGATTGAAGCGAACCATCTCGATCATCTGCTGGCGGTGACATACGACCCCGCAAGCAAGCCGGGTGTCGCTGATGCCCTGATGAACGAGTTGGTTCAGAACAACGGGGCCGGGGTGTCGCAGTTCACGACGATTGCTCTTGAGTTGGCCCCGTCGGGTGGAGGCGGCGGAACGACCGACTGGACGGCGAACGAGCGGACGGCGATTCGATCCATCCTCGGCATCCCGACCAGTGGAACGACTCCGACCGACCCCACGGCTGGGATTCTGGACACGATCCGGGACACGTTCCCAGCGAACTTCGCAGCGTTGGGCATCAACATCAGTGGACATCTCTCGCGGGTGACTTTGGTCGACACCACCACGACCAATACCGACATGCGAGGGACTGACAATGCGGCACTTGCGGCGAGCTGGACGGCTACGCGGGCGGGATATCTCGATTCGGTCCTGATCGCAGCCAACGCGAATCAGCGCACTGTGCAGGTCACCGGTAGTAATCACGTCGCGGCAGACATCCATGAGCTACAGCCTGCGGTGATCACTGCAGCGGACTTCGCAGCAGGGGCAATCGACAGCAACGCTCTTGCGGCCAGTGCGGCAACAGAGATCGCCACGGCGACGCTGGGGGCCACCGTCGAGGGATCGGAGACGCTGGTTGAGGCTTTGCGGCTTGTGCGTGCGGCGTTGGTCGGCCGGTTGTCTGGAGCGGCGACCACGACGGTTACGATGCGTGACGCGGCGAACACGAAAAATAGGATCACTGCCACGGTCACGGCTGACGGCAACAGGACTGACGTTACGACGGATGCCACCTGATGTTCCCACGACGTTACTTCCCCGGACGCTACTTCGTCCCACGGTATTTCCCGCAGTCACAGGGAACACAGCCAGCGGAGGCGGAACCGATTCCCGTCTGGCGGGCAAGGCATCGGTCTGAGACAATGCGGAGCACACGGCCAGACACTGCAAGAGCACGACAACGGCCAGACACGGCACGGAGCAGACCACGATGATTGCAGCCGAGAGGGTACTCTGGAAACACCCGTCAGAGTCTGTGCTGTTCGGGCTGGACTTCGGCCCGTTGCTGGCGACCGGCGAGACGCTATCCGGCGTCACGGTGACTTCGGCAACGGCTGGCCTGACCATCGGGAGCCCCACGGTTCAGACATCGGCATTCGTGGATGGATTCACCGGGGCGACGGTGGCAGCGAACGAGGGGGCGAAAGTGCGGATCAGCGGGGGGACTGCTGGCACGGACTACGTGCTGACGGTGACGGGGACGACGAGCGGGAGCAACACCCGCGTGTTTGTGGCTACGCTGCAGGTGAGGGACTCTTGAACATTCGCAACCGGGTGAAGGAACTTCGCTACGTTCCCGCCTCACAACTCCAGCCCAACCCGAAGAACTGGCGGACGCATCCAGAGGGGCAGGCAAACGCCCTACGCGGCATTCTGGCGGAGGTTGGCATCGCTGGGGCTGTTCTGGCCTATGAGACGCCAGAGGGCGGCCTGAAACTGATTGACGGGCACCTGAGAGCCGAGACGCTGGGCAACGCCGATGTGCCGGTGTTGGTCCTCGACGTGGACGAGGCAGAGGCGGACAAACTGCTGGCGACGATCGACCCCCTCGGGGCGATGGCCGAAGCCGATGCGGACAAGCTGCGGGAACTGCTGGAGGAGGTGGAGACGGCCAGCCACGATCTGAGCGACATGCTTTCAAAGTTGGCGGAGGACCACGGAATCATCCCGCCGGACTTCGAGCCAGCAAGCATCGACGATCAAAGTCGATTGGATGAGAAGGCCAAGTGTACTTGCCCGGAGTGCGGCCATGAGTTCACGCCCTGAATTGCGGCTGGCAATTGCCACGACTGAAGCCGCTAGGTATGCCTGCGAGAAGTGGCACTACTCCAAGTCATACCCGATAGGCAAATCGTTTGATGTTGGAGTCTGGGAAGGCAAGAGATACGTTGGAGTGATTCAGTTTCGGAACGGGGCGAATATGAATATGAGCAAGCCTTACGGTTTGACTCAATGGCAATGTGTCGAGCTTTCGCGGGTGGCATTGTCTTCGCACCATTGGCCGGTTTCCAGAATGATTGCCATTGCGTTGCGCATGATGCGAACTGCATGTAAAGGAATCAGGCTGGTTGTTAGCTACGCTGACACGATGCAGGACCACCACGGAGGCATATATCAGGCTGGCGGATGGGTTTATACTGGCGTCACAGGTGGAGACACCGAGTACAGGATTGGCGGCAAGTGGAGGAAGGCGAGGAACTTTCGTTCGTCGGACTTTTCGAAATACAGCGGGATGGATTACTCAAATCTTCCAGCACGAAAGACGCCCGGAAAACACCGCTACCTGATGCCGCTAGACGACGAGATGAGACAGAGGATAGAACCACTGAGGAAGCCATACCCAAAACGCGAACGAAGTGCAGAGAACGGCACGCCCGGCATCCAGTCGGGAGGGGGCGGTGTGAATCCGACCCGTTCGCTCCAAGTCACAGGGGGGAAAGAGGAATGATCCGACCCGCTGACGACAAGCCGTTAAAGGGGGGATTGGGGGGCGGTGCGGGGAAGCCCCTTGTGCCGACTCCAGCGAGCCCGGGGGCTGAGGTCGATTCCCGCACGCCGGGGAAGGATCTGCGGCTTATCGGGGCTGCTGTGCGGCGTGGGTGGGTGGTGTCAGATCAGATGCTGGCGGCTATCCCCGTGGCGATGGCGAATCTAGCGTTGCGTGGCGAGGATGAGCGGGCGCGGGTGAATGCGGCGAAGGTGCTGGTGGAGATGCACGGCCAGAACGATCCGGCACCGGTGGCAGAGGTGAATGTCGGCGTCAACGTCAGCGTGGGGGATACCGTTCAAGGGTTGCTTCATGAGCCGGCCTATCTCGATTACCTGCGCAACTCCCGCACTGTTCGCCGAGACGGCCAGTAACGGGCGGTTCCATGTGCCTCAGCATGTGGCGGCGATCGATCGGGCGATCTGTGACACGATCACCGGACGATCCGAGCCGGTGCTGTTGATCGAGGCTCCCCCACGGCACGGGAAGAGCGAGCTTGTGAGCAAGTTCCTCCCCGCGTGGTATCTCGGAGTCTGGCCAGATCGGCGGGTGATGCTGGCGGCGTATGAGGCCACCTTTGCCCGTTCGTGGGGACGCAAAGCCCGGGCGGTGTTCGAGGGGGCAAGCTGTCCGATCTTCGGGCGGGGCTTGGCTGATGACAATCACGCGGCAGACGACTGGAGCACGACGGCCGGCGGTGGGATGACTACAGCCGGCGTCGGGGGGCCAATGACGGGGCGAGGGGCCAATCTGTTGATCATTGACGACCCCGTCAAGAACGCAGAAGAGGCATTGAGCCAGACGACGCGTAATAACCATTGGGATTGGTGGCAGTCCACGGCATCGACGCGACTGGAGCCCGGGGGCGTTGTCATCGGGATTATGACCAGATGGCATGAGGACGACATCTTCGGCAGGCTGCTGAAGGGCGGCGGGCAGATCCGGCGGCTGACGTTGCCGGCGTTAGCGGAGCATGACGACCCCCTCGGACGGCAGCCCGGGGAAGCGTTGTGGCCGGAGCGATACCCGGCTGCGAAGCTGGAGCAGATGCGGGCGGAGCGGTCGGAATACTGGTGGCGGGCCATGTTCCAGCAGCGGCCCGGCAAGTGGGGCGAATCGAAGTGGGGCCAGTACCTCGGGGAGCGTGTGCAGGCAGCCCGCTGGCCTGAGGCGTTCGAGTTCGGCGTGGTGGCTGTCGATCCGTCGCTAGGTGCGGACGATCGGAAGGGGGACTACTCGGCGATCGTCTTCGTCGGGCGAGCGTCGGGCAAGCTGTGGATTGACGCTGACATCCGGCGACGGAGCGAGACGGAGATTGCGGCCGATGCGGTCACGATGTACGCCAAGCATCGAGCGAACCTGATGGTATTGGAGGGGAACGGATTCCAGCGGGTGTTGGCCGAGTCGTTCCACGTGTCAGCGATGGCGGCGGGCATCTCATTGCCATTGCAGACGATCGTCAACACGGGGAACAAGGTGCTGCGGCTGTCGAGTCTCGGGCCACTATTGGCGGCTGACCTGTTCCGGTTCAGGGATGGCCCGGGTGTGCGGCTGCTCTTGGATCAACTCGGCGAGTTCCCCAGAGGCGATCACGATGACGGGCCGGACGCATTGGAGATGGCGGTGCGGGCGATCAACGGGGCTGCGGCAGCCCTACACGATGACTCGGAGGAACTGGCATTCACTCCATAGGTCTGGGCCGATATCGTAGTCTCATCGTGCTGTGTGTCTGCGGGCATCCGATGCGGGTGCGATCAAGCGTGGGGCGAATTGAGTACCGCGAGTGTCTGCGGTGCGGGCGACGGGTCAAAAGGACGAGACGCGATAATGAGCGAAGCACTGAGGCAACTGTGGGAGGCGTTTGTTCCGGAGACGATCGACCGGAGGGGATACCTCTACGATGATCCCACATTCGGCTATCCGACGGCGGTCAACCCGTTCACGTCGACGACTGACCGCGATGACGGGCGGTTCAAGCCGTACTATGACAGCGAGATCGATCTGGCCTACATCCGGGGAGCGGCCCGCAATCTGGCGCTTCTGACGCCCGTCAGCACGGCGGCGATGGATCGACTGGCCGAGTACACATTCGGTCCGGGATTCGAGTTCACGGCACAGGGGGAGGATCAGCAGCTTGTTGACGCCTGCCAGCGGATCATCGATCGGTTCTGTGACGAGACGGATTTCCTCGGGATGCTGGATCGCGAGTTGCACCACCGATCGAGGGAGGACGGGGAGGCGTTTGCGTACATCGAGCCGGGGCGGGGCGGTCGTCCGTCACTCTGCACGGTGGAGCCTGACCAGATCCGCGAGCCCGGCAACGTGCGGCAGTTGGAGGAGTGGCTGGATGACTACGACGGGCCGACGTCGTGGAGCTTCGGCGTGAGGACGCCAGAGAATCGCCCGTGGATGCCGTTGGGCTATCACCTGACGCGAGACGACGGCGGGGGCGATTGGGACTACATTCCCGATCGTCGGATGCTCCACATCAAGCGGAACGTCTGGCGGAATGCCAAGCGGGGCGTCTCCGATACGTTCCTGATCGTCGAGGAGATCGGGCGAGAGGCCAAACTGCGGCGGAACATGGCAGAGGGTGCGGCCCTGCAATCGGCGATCGCGTGGATCTTGGAGAGCCCCCCGGGCACGTCACAGGCGAGCATCCAGACGCTAGGGGCATCGGATGCCGTCGCACAGTACGGGCGGCAGATCGTCGGGGGCGGCCAGAAACAACAGAACGTCCAGCGGTACAAGCCGGGGACGATCCTCAAGCCATCGCCGGGGCTAGTGTACAAGCCGGGGCCGATGGGAGCGGAGAGGAACGCGGGGTTCGCGGAGGTGTCGCAGTATGTGCTGCGGATCGTCGGTGTGCGGTGGGCGATGCCCGAGTACATGATCAGCGGCGACGCGAGCAACGCGAACTACTCCAGCACGCTGGTGGCCGAATCGCCGTTCGTGAAAGCCCGTGAGGCGGATCAAACCTTCTTCGCCCGTGTCTTCGCCGATCTGTTGTGGAAGGTGCTGAGGTACGAGCACGATAGGGGCGTACTGTCGGCGATGCCGTGGCCTGAGATTGAAGCGGCGTTGGATATCACAGTCCAGAAGCCCAGCGTGGCCAGTCGCAATGCAAGGGAGCAGGCGGACATCGCGGCCATCCATCTGAACGCGGGGATTCTCTCCAAGAGGACGGCGGCACGGCAGGCGGGGCTGGACTGGGAGGAGGAGCAGGCCAACCGAGCGGAGGAGCAGGCACCGGCGGCCCCACCTGCGGCCCCTAGTCCGTTCCCGATGCGAGAGGCAGAGGATAGCTACGACGCCCCAGAAGCAGCACGGAACAACGCCAAGAAGGTGTTGGCGTGGCGTGACAAGTACGGCGATCAGGTGGCGGGCATGACCCAAGTCGGCTGGACGAGGGCGAACCAATTGGCCAGCGGCGAGCGACTCTCCCGGGAGACGGTCGGGCGGATGGCAGCATTCGCACGGCACCGCAAGAACGCGGAGGTGTCGCCAGAGTTCAAGGCCGAGCCGTGGCGAGATGCTGGCTATGTCGCGTGGCTGGGCTGGGGCGGGACAACCGGCGTTGATTGGGCGGCGGGCATCGTCGGGAACGTCTCCGAGTCGTGCGAGTGTGGAGACTGTCGCCAGAACGGCGGGACACTGCAGGCGGCCGTAGTGGCGGCGTTGGAAAGCGTGTCGACCCTCCCTGAAGCACGGGCGATCCTGCAGGAGTTGCGATGAGCGAACTTGCAGGCCGGATGGATGCGGAGCGTGACTTTGCCAAGCGGCTATCTCGACTCACAGCACGGCAGCGGCGAGAACTCCGCGAGAAACTCGGCACGCCACCCGACGTGTCGCGGGTGAGTGCGGCGGACTGGCAGCGATGGGAGGACGAGCGGCGGCAGGAACTCACGTTGATCATTCTCGCGATCATCTTGGCATCGTACCGGCAGCACGTGGCCGAGCTTGTCCCCGGTGGAACAGCCCCCGAAGGCATCGAAGCCGACGTGTACCGGGGAGCACTGGCGAAGGCGGGTTCGCTGGCATCTGAGTCTGCAGCCAGCACGATGGCGACTGCCCGCGACATCGTGACCAGTTCAGGCGAGATCATCCGCACTGGCACGGCAGCGGATATCGATGGGGTGCTTGTGTCTGCACTCGGGCCGGGTCGCGACTCCACGACGGCAATCACTGTCACGACTCAGGCACAGACAGAGGGGGCGAACCAATCGGCCATTCCTTTGCTTGCGGCTGGCATGAATCTGGTAACCCGTTGGTATACGCAGAACGATAACGACGTGTGCGGCATCTGCGATCCACTGCACGGCAAGAGCGTCGATCTGTGGGGGCCGGTGCTGGAGAATGCACTAGGTCCGGGGGGCACGCGGGCGATTGAATCCATCGTCAATAATGGCGGCCCGCCTGCACATCCCCGCTGTAGATGCTGGCTGGAAACCAAGGCCGAGCCCCGTCCGGCGTGGAGTTGATCTTGGCTGGCGAACCTTCGGGAAAATTTTCCCGAAGGTCTGAGACCCCTAGAAAACAAGGGCGGCTGACCTTCCGTAAAATTTTACGGAAGGTGCGTTTTGTATGAACGTGGCATTTTGTCCCCCCTGATATTGCGGCGGTTGGCAGTGTCTCGACAATCGAGGAATGCGACTCACAGAGCAGACAGCAATTGCCCCGCGACGTGTCGACCGAGAGGCCGGACTGATCGAGGGCGTGCGTATCCTCGGGCCGTCTTCCAAGAACGGGAGGCACTACAGCCCCCGTGCGATGGCTGAGGCGGCCCGCCTGTACGAGGGAGCCCCGGTCAATGTGGATCATCCTGCCACCGAGCGGAAGGACCGGCCACTGGCTGAAGCATTCGGCTGGATTCGGAATGTCCGGCAGGAGCCCGACGGCGTCTACGGCGATCTGCACTACCTCAAGAGCCATCCCCAAGCCGAACTCGTGGCAGAGGCGGCTGAACGTAACCCGAACCGGATCGGCCTGAGTCATCACGCGGAGGGGACGGTTCGGATGGACGGCCAGCGTGTGATCGTTGAGACGGTGGAGCGTGTCCATTCCGTGGATCTGGTTCAGACACCCGCGACGAATGCGGGCCTATTCGAAAGCGAGCGACGAATGACGATCCGAGAGGCGGCGATGGCTGCCGGTGAAGAGAAGGTGATGGCGGCTGAGGGAATGGACGCCTACGCCGACAAGCCGATGCGGGAGAACGAGGGCGACTACTTCGCGGCGATGGTCGCGGAGGTGATGGGGATGGACGTGGACCGAGCCGAGAAGATGCGGCGACTCGCGGCGATCCTCAAGGCGCAAGAGATGCTGCAGGGGCAAGACGCGGCCCCCGCTGGCGAGCCTCCCGAAGCTGAGACCGAGATGGAGGGCGAGGGGATGGCCCCCGAAGATCTGAAAAAAGCGATGGCTGAAGCCGTGGCCCCCGTGCTGTCGAAATTCGACAAGCTGATGGAGTCGTTCGCCGCCATCAAGGCCGAGAGCGATGCCCGCAAGTTGCTGGAATCGTCTGGTCGAGAGGTGACGGCTGAGCGTGTCGCGGCGTTGCTGGCGGTCGATGCCGGCAAGCGTGCGGCCATCCTCGAATCGTGGCCCGTCTCGCAGCGTGGCAGCCGTCCGACGGTGTCGCCTCCTGCGGCGGTGAATGTGACTTACCCGACTGATACCCGGCAGTTTCTGGCTGCCATTCGTTCCAACTGAAGGAGCCGATAAATGGCTGTACGAACTGACGGTTTGCCGTGGCTGTTGAGCCAGCGGAACCAATTCACGATTCAGGATGACTTCCTTCGCGACGTGGACTCCGCCGATTGGGTGACGACCCTGACCGACTCGGGAACCGCCAGCGTGGGGGATGCGGTCGGCGGTGTGATCGCTCTTGTGCCCTCTGATGCCACTGTCGCTGACAACGACGAGGCGTACATCGAGTCAGCGAACGAGGTGTTCAAGTTCGCTGGGGACAAGCCGTTGCTGTTCGAGGCCCGCGTCCAGTTCACTGAAGCTGCCACCAACGCGGCGAATGTGCTGGTGGGTCTGTTGGATGCCGTCGGGGCGAATAGCCTTGTGGACAATGGAGGCGGCCCCCCGTCGAGCTACAGCGGGGCGGTGTTCTTCAAGGTGGACGGGGGCACCCGCTGGCAGGTGGAAACCAGCAACTCCACCACTCAGACGACCGATGACCTGTCATCGGCGAACATCAACAATCTGTCGAAGCGGAACGTAACGGCGGGCGGCAGTGCCTATCAGGTGCTGCGGATCGAGTTCATGCCGTATTCGTCCACCAATGCCTACGTGTCGTTCTTCGTCGATGGCGTCCTCTGTGCCCAGCATGATTACATCTTCACCTCGGCAACCGAGATGCAGATTGGCATCGGCGTCAAGAACGGGACTGCAACCAACGAACTGTTGAATGTGGACTACGTTGTCTGCACTCAAGAACGCTAACAGGAGCCAAAGCACATGATCAAAACACAGAATCTGCGGCGGCTCTTCGAAGCGGCCCAACGTGACAATAACACCGAGCGGTTCTATGCCGATCTGTCGGAAGGACTGCGGACAAAGCAGGTGCGTTTCGGGGACTTCTCGATCCGCTCCCTGTTCGAGCATTTCGTTCCCGATGGCCGGGAACTGCTGGGGCTGTACGATCCCCGGATGCAAGGATCGAGCGAGCTGAAGGAAACCGCCAGTCTGGTGGCGTCCAGCCAGTTCGCCAAGATCAGCGGACAACTCTTGTACAATGCCGTGATGGAGGCGTACGAGCAAGAGGCGTTTGTCTTCACCCCGCTGATCCCGACCGTCTCGACGCAGTTCAACGGCGAGCGGATTCCCGGCATCTCGGGCATCGGTGACGAGGCCCTGATTGTCGATGAGGGACAGCCTTATCCGAAGGCCGGCGTCAGCCAGACGTACATCGACACCCCGACGACCACCAAGCGTGGCCTGATCGTCGAGGTGACGAAAGAGGCGATCTTCTTCGACCGTACCGGCGTGTTGGAACAGCGTTGCCAGAAGGTCGGCGAGGCCCTCGGGCTGAACAAGGAAAAGCGGGCGATCGATTGCATCGTTGACGAGAACGTCACCGATCACCGATACCGCTGGCGTGATACCACGATCGCCACCTACGGCGACAACTCCGGCACCCACTCATGGGACAATCTGGAGGCGTCAAACGCGCTGGTGGACTGGACGGACATTGACAACGCCGAACGGCTGTTCTCTGGGATGCTTGATCCCGAGACCGGCGAGCCGATCTTGATCAACCCGTCTCACCTGATCGTTACCCGGCAGTTGCTGTACTCTGCCCGGCGTGTCATCAACGCTACGGAAATCACGGTCACGACTCCCGGGTACGCCACCACCGGCAATCCCACGGAATCGCGGACTGCCAACCCGATCCAGAACTATACGATCGTCAGCAGTGCCCAGCTTGCGGCCCGCATGGCGACGGATACCAGTTGGTTCCTCGGCGATCCCCGGAAGGCGTTCCGCTACATGGAGAACTGGCCCCTCACCGTGGTTCAGGCTCCCGCCAACAACGAAGCCGAGTTCACCAGCGATGTGGTGATGCGGTTCAAGGCGTCGGAG